AACGTAATTAATCAGGGTCCGTTTGATACTAAACTTGATCCGATTTATCAGAGTAACCTTTGCCAAGAAATACTATTACCTACAAAGCCTTTTCAACGTATTGAAGACGAGGCAGGTCGCATTGCACTATGTACATTGGGCAGTGTGAACTGGGGTGCGTTTAGGACGCCCCAAGAAATGCGTAAGGCATGTAGAGTATTAGTCAGAAGTTTAAGTAATCTCCTTAGCTATCAAGACTTCCTCAGTGTACAGAGTAAGTTAGCTAACTTAGATTTCGAACCTCTTGGTGTAGGGATTACCAATTTAGCTTACTGGCATGCAAAGCGTAGTTTTAGATACGGCGAGCCAGAAGCATTAGCAGAAGTAAAACGTTGGATGGAACATCAAGCATACTATCTAACAGAAACAAGCGTAGAACTAGCACAAGAACGCGGTGCATGTCAACGTAGTCAACATACATTCTATGGTCAAGGTATATTCCCTTGGGAACGTAGAAGTGAGGGTGTTAATGAATTGACAGATTTCAGTCCTAGTATGGATTGGGAAAGTCTACGTGAAAAATTATTGAAGTATGGCATTCGCAATGCAACTTTAATGGCCGTGGCACCGGTCGAATCCAGCTCAGTTGTGTTAAACTCCACCAACGGAATTGAAATGCCGATGGAATTGATTTCTGTGAAGGAATCAAAGGCTGGTTCGTTTGTACAAGTCGTGCCAGAGTACAAACGTTTAAAGAATCGTTATCAAATGATGTGGGATCAAAAAGATTGTGTAGAGTATTTGAAAACTTCAGCAGTGTTGGCAGTATACATTGACCAAAGTCTAAGTACAAACACATTCTACAATCCTGCATTCTTTGCTGAAGGTAAAGTACCCGGTACATTGATTGCTAAGAATTTAATGTTAGCATACAAGTGGGGTATCAAAACTATCTACTATAGTTTGATTAATAAAGTGGGCAGCAAGGCAGCATTACAAGAAGATAATATCATTCCTTTTGTAAAGCAAGATACTATTGAAGATGAAGAATACTGTGAGAGTTGTGTATTATGAGTAAAGACCAATATAACCTAAGTAAGCAGACTAACTATCTAAAACGTACAATGTTTTTAGATCCAGAAGGTCCTGTAACTGTACAACGATTTGAAGAAGTCAAGTACCCGAGACTTGCTAAGTATGAAGAAACAGCACGTGGTTTCTTTTGGGTGCCAGAAGAAATTAGTTTAACAAAAGATAAGATTGACCATAAGGATAGTAGCGATGCAATTAAGCATATCTTTACTAGCAACTTACTAAGACAAACTGCATTAGACTCTATTCAAGGTCGTGCACCGAGTCAAGTATTTTCGCCCGTAATCAGTATTCCAGAACTTGAAGCATTAGTTAGCAATTGGAGTTTCTTTGAAACTAATATACACTCAAAATCTTACAGTCATATTATTAGGAACGTATATGGTGTTCCTAAAGAAGAATTCAATAAAATTCACGATACAAAAGAAATAGTTGAAATGTCTAGTAGTGTAGGCAAATATTATGATGAACTACATCAACTAAATTGTTTGAAAGAATTAGATCCTAGCAAAGTAGGACATCAAGAACATATCAACAGTATTTGGATGGCATTGAATGCTAGCTATGCATTAGAGGCATTACGCTTCATGGTTAGTTTTGCAACAAGCCTTGCTATGGTAGAGAACAAGATTTACATTGGTAACGGAAACATTATCAGTTTGATATTGCAAGATGAAATACTACATGCAGAATGGACAGCTTGGTTAATTAATAACGTAACTAAAGATGACCCAAGATTTGTAATAGCAAAACAACAATGTGAACGTGAAGTATATGAATTGTATATGGATGTTATACGTGAAGAAAAAGAATGGGCACATTATCTATTCAGTCGAGGAGTTGTGATTGGATTAAATGCTGAGATATTATCAGACTTTGTAGATTATACAGCTTTTAATCGCCTGAAAGATATTGGTATTAAATATAATGAGAATCACCCAAAACACTCACCCATTCCATGGTTCAACAAACACGTGAATATTAATAAAAAGCAATCAGCATTGCAAGAAACAGAAAGTACTAACTATGTTATTGGCGTAATGAGTGACGTAGTTGATTATGAGGAGTTACCAGTATTATGATAGAAAAAGACATTAGAAAACAATTAAACATGATTAACGAGTCTATGCAAATTAGTGAAGACTCGGTAACAACATTTGCCGCATTGGCACATGAAGAATGGCGTAAAAATTATGATCCGTCTGGCACAAAGCCTAGGATTAAAAAGAATAGTGACGGAACTGAAGGTGATATTAACCAATCTTTTAATAAAATACATCCAGATTGGCAAAAAGAAAATCTAGCGGCCGGACAAGCGGCACTTGAAGCAGTCAAAAGATTTTCAAATGATGAAGAAAAGGCTGCTGAGTTTATTCATATTCAATGGATGAGACGTAATCCAAAGGCAGATTATAATGCCGCACAACACGTACCATACGACCAACTTTCGGAAGAAGAAAAAGAAAAAGATAGGGTACACGTAAGAACAATGAAAAAAATACTAAAACAATTATAAGGAGAAAAGGTATGTTAGAAACATTATTTTGGATAGTAGTAGGAGCATTTATGGGTTGGAACTTCCCTCAACCACAATATGCAAAAGACATTCAAGTCAAATACTTGCAAAAGTATATTGATAGATTAAAAGCAATACTATTCTTTTGGAGATAAAATGAAAGCAATAGTATGGAGTAAGTACCACTGTCCTTATTGCGACCAAGCAAAGGCATTGTTAGAGAGTAGAGGAATAGAGTTTGAAGAACGTAAGATTGGTGACGGATTCACACGTGAAGAATTATTAGAAGCAGTTCCAACTGCCAGAACGGTGCCACAAATTTTCTTAGATGATGAATATGTGGGTGGGTTTAATGAACTCAGAACAAAATTAACAGAAAGCGTATAATGGAAGTTGGAAAAACATATACAATTAAATTGAATTCAGGTGAAGAATTAATTGCCAAAGTAACAGAAGTACATCTTGGTCAGGGATGTGTTGTAGTGACAAATCCAGTCAGTATTGCTCCCGGACAGCAAGGAATGCAGATGATTCCAAGCATGTTCACAGCAGATATTGATAAAGAAATTAGAATAAATACTAGTAGTATTTCACTTTATGCATACACTGAAGAAAGTATTGCAGACAAGTATTTGGAAGCAACAACAGGCATTAAAATGCCTGAGAAGAAGATTATTTTAGGATAGTAATGCCAAATTTAAGTCGTGTGGGTGACAAGAATCAAGAGGGAGGCGCAATAGTGCGCGGCGCTCCAACGGTGATTGTCAATGGTATACAAGTAGGACTACATGTTAGTCTTATTACCCCACACAGTCCATGGGGCCCGCCGCATCCGCCCCATGATGCTGCCACAACAACAAGTGCAAGCCCTACAGTATTTGCTGAGGGTGACGCAGTACTAAGAATCACATCTACTAATAGTTGTGGTCACAGTATTGTTGAAGGCAGTCCTGACGTATTTGTACCATGAATTTAAACGGAAAATACACCCCACTAAATTTAAATTGCTTAGGATCTTTAATCCAGGATGAAGGATTAAGAATAAATCCAACTGCGGCAACATTTATGGGTTCTAGTAATAGTATTTCAAATTATACAATAACTGCAGGATCAGTAGTGTATGATACTGTTCTAGGTACATTGAAAACTGCAATGAAATTAGCATGGACTAAAGTTGTATCTAGTGCTATTTCCCCTACAGTTTATGCTAATTTAATAAGTATTGGATCAACTACTATCCCTGCACTAGGTAATAGTAAACCAACAACATATACAAAAACTTATTCAAATGAATTAGCAAGTTATGGATGGCTGAGATTAATAGCATTGCAAGCATATAATGAATTTCATATTAACAATGGTTCTTATTCTGATTTTGTTAACACATTTAACAGTTGCTATGCAGTAATGAAGCAATCTAATGTACCCATACAATCATTTGTTGATTCATTGACTTACTTAGACGGTATGTATAGTAACATGAATGATTTGATTACTAGTGATATTACCGGTGTCAGTCTAAGTACATTCTATTGGGGACAAGACTTAATTGCTAGCGGTAAAGCAATTGATTTGACTAGTATTGATACATTCGGAGATCCTACTAATCTAATACGAACAATGTACAAGTATAATGCATTTACAAAATCTGTTAATTTAGCATTAATGACAGCTGGGATAAACGCAGCCGATATAGACAAAATTATAGCTAACTCACCAACTTCAATTGAGCAACAGCAATCAATCTATGCAGCCTTTTGTATGATTGTTGGTGAAGATTTATCTGATATTTTAATTCCTTTAAATTGTCAAACTGAAAATCTACAAAGTTTGGCTGACTTGTTAGATCCTAAAAAGTTATTCCCTACTAGTTATCAGACAATAACTGTACCGGAATACAATACTGCACCTGGGCCAACAAACAGTAAGACATATTATCTATTGTATACTTCTACTGAGGTTAATACTATGGGTGATTTATACGGAGCAAGATTGGATCAAGTATTGCCATCAGAGTTAGCATATGCATGTGATGCATTTGGTACTAGCATGATGCAAATTAAAAGAATTAAATCAATTCCTATTGAAAAATTTAGTCAAGTTGTAGTTAATTTAGAAAATGTATCTGATTTGACTGTTAATGGAACTAGCAAACCAACCGACTCTGCTACTGCTAATGCAGCCTTAGCCGTTATTGCTTTGGGGACCGGTGATAATGGTCTCTACACCATGTGTGATTTCTTTGGATCGATGACAGATTTACATTATGATTGGGATGAGTTAAAATTAAAAATCAATGCAATAACAACACCTACATTGATTAATTGTTACACCAATATATTGACTATTTTGCAAGGCACAGACTACACTCAACTTCAGGGTTGGATAGACAATGCAAACATTGAACTAACCAATATATCAGAAACATCATTATTACAAAGTACTGAACTAAACAACCTGTACAATGCATTTGGTACAAAGTTATTAAAAGAACAAAATGCAAGAGAATTTGCATTACCAAATACAACCGATTTATCAACGACAGTCAGAGACATATATGGATTTATGGGATTATTAAATCAATATAGCCAAGAAACTGAGCAGAACGGACCCGCTCAAGTTCTAGAGTCAATATCTGACATACTTACCTTAGGAGGAAATAGTTTAA